CTACCAACACCCACACCCAAAGAAGAAAAGAACGCATTCATTGCACGCTGCATGAGTGATGCAAAAACGCAAAGCGAATACCCGGATGCACAACAGCGCATCGCGGTATGCATTGCGCAGTATGATGCTAAATAATTGTTTTAATCAAATCTTTACAATATGCCATTTCCAAAAGGTACATCAGGAAACCCTAATGGTAGACCACAAGGCGCAGTCAGTGACAAGGTGCGAATGTGGAATGAATTAGGCGAATGGTTCGTGCAAGAAGGCGCAGCTAAGTGCATGCGCATTATGAATGATATGGAAGATGAAGAATACATCAAACACTACACTGCGCTGCTCGAATACTTCAAACCTAAACAGGCACGTGTAACGCATGCAGGCGATGACAAAGCACCGGTTATCATTCAGGTGCATTCGGACTTGTAACAAATTTATTTCTTTTATGTTACAAAATTGCCACAAATAAGAACCAAAAACTACAATACAACAGAGCATGAAACTTAATTTCAGCATAGCAGCAAACGCCAAAGGCATAACGCTAGGCAAATACATTGACTATCAAAACGCAGTCGATAAGATAGAACGTGTGCGTGTGATCACTGGCAAAAGCACAGAGAGCATTAGACTGCTTCAGGTGCATGTGATAGATGAAATCATTGAGCAGTTTGAAGCTGCAGTACGTTTAAGCAGTGGTGACTTTGAACGCACAGTTCGAGTGGGTGCATACGAATTAGGATTCATTCCTGATTTGAGCAGCATGTCTTTTGGCGAATACGTGGACTTAGATACAGCATGTACTGAAGTATACAAGGATGGGCAGATAATAGGTGAAGCTGCGCAAAAGTTGATGTGCATCTTGTATAGACCGATAGTTGCAAAGTTCGGTAAGTACTACGACATAGAGCCCTATAAAACAAGCGATAAGCGCAAGTACGAAGGTGCAGTATGTGAATTAACTTTAGACCATGTGTTAAATACGCTGCTTTTTTTTTCGACTTTAGAACTAGAACTATACAACGATTCCCTCGTTTATTTGGCAAAGGAGATAACGGAGATAGTGAAGGAGATGAAGGAACAGCAACCCCTGACGGCTTAGGTGTGTACGGTTGGTTTCATATCATTGAATCTTTGGCTGATAGAGATATTACAAAGTTCGATGCAGTTACTGAACGCGGGTGTTATGAAGTGTTCACGCACTTAACATACTTAGCAGACTACGTGTATGTGCAGAAAATGGAAATGAAAAAACGCAATAGATAATGACTAGCTATAATTACAGCTATAATGTTTTAATCAATCGCTTGGAAGCATTTGCAGCCGGGCACTTTTTGATTAAGCGATTCACACATGGTCAAATCGACTTAGCAGACCAACTGCAAGACGACCAATACCCATTCATGCACGTTACGCCCGATACTATCACACCTGTTCAGGGCGGTATGCAGTTTGGCTTTATGATCATGTTTGCGGATATACCACGCGATAAGGAATACAAGGCAGAATATCAGCGCGAAGTAATAAGTGATTGCGTGCGCTTAGGTCAGGACTTGATAGCTGAAGTGCGCAACGGATTGCAGCTATTCGGATTCGATGTTCAGCTGGTAAACAACCCAACGTTTGAGCCATTCATCGAAGAATACAAGAACACTGTTACAGGTGTAGCTTTCACAATTCAGTTAGAAGTGCCTTGGGACTGGAGTGCCTGTGATATACCTGCAGTGTGGACAGTAGGTGGAACGTCTAGTGGTGGAAGCGGTACAGGTTACGGTATCACACTTCGCACGAATGGCGTAGATAACGCAGTTCAAAACATACTTGACTTAGTAGAAGGTAATAATATAACCATAACCGACAACGGAGATGGAAGTGTAACCATTGATGCAGTAGGTGGTGGGGGTGGAGGTGGTGAATATGTTAGCACCGAATGGAACGCTAACCACACCACAGCGCAGGGCAATCCTTACCAAATAGGTGACAGGGTATGGTATAGCGGTAGCGTATACCGATGCATTGCAAACAATGATGGTATTAACCCATCAAACCCTTCATACTGGACATTACAAGCCGTAGGTTATCGCTTACGTCAAACACCTGTGGATTGGAACGCATCAAGTGGTGACTATCAAATACTGAACAAGCCTACGATACCTGCAGCACAAGTCAATTCAGATTGGAATAGTGTAAGTGGTGTATCGGAGATATTGAACAAACCAACTATACCAGCTGCGCAAGTAAACAGCGATTGGAACGCAGTTAGCGGTGTAGCTGAAATCTTAAACAAGCCAACTATACCTGTCAATCTTGATGACCTTGCAGATGTAAACGCACCAACGCCTACCAATGGGCAGGTGCTAACCTACAATACTACATCGGGAGATTGGGAAGCAGCTACACCTTCAGCAGGTGGTAGTGGTACGGTCACATCGGTAGGGCTTACTATGCCTGCACCAACTAATGCTGCATTTAGTGTAACCGGTTCACCTGTTACCACATCTGGCACGCTAGCAGTAGGGGCAAATGGCACAGTTGATCAATACATCGATGGGACAGGTGCACTGCGCACGCTACCTTCAACAGGTGGAGGAGGTGGTCAAGTATTTTATTTCAATGGTAACGTATCGCAGGGTACGATAGGTGGCAATCCTTACTACGAATTAGGCATAACTGCTAACACAGGGCCAGCTGCAAACTTCACACGTGCAACAACAGGTGCTATCGCTCGCTTCATTACGGATGTAGGCTCACCTAACCACGTTCTCATTCCTGCAGGTGTGTGGACCATTGATGTATACTTAAGTGAAACAGGTGGTGGTGCTAACCATGCTCAAATACTTGCTAAGCTTTACACGTACAATGGCAGCACGTTCACATTAGTTGCTACTTCCACAATGGAAGAAATAACAAACGGCAACGTGCCTGACTTGTACAGCTTCACAATTTCAGTACCTACTACGGTAACATCTGCAACCGATCGCATCCACATTGAATTCGATATTCAAAATACGAATGGTAAGACTGTTACACTTTACACTGAAGATGGGCGCATAGGTGAAGTGCATACCACATACGCAATAGGCATCAGTTCTTTGAACGGCTTAACTGAAAGCACGCAAAACTTTGCAGTTGGTACATCCGGAACTGACTTCGCAATCAGTAGCGCAGGCAGCACACACACATTCAACCTGCCAACAGCAAGCGCAGCAAATCGTGGTGCATTGAGCAGCACAGATTGGTCAACATTTAATGGCAAAGCAGACTTAGCTTCTCCTGCATTTACAGGAACGCCAACAGCGCCAACTGCAACAGCGGGTACAAACACAACACAAATAGCTACTACAGCATTTGTTCAAAGCACTATATCAGGTGGCGCATCAGTACCAGCTTTTACAATGAAAGCTAACAATACAGTGTCTTCAGCTGTTGCCACAGATCAAACGTTTAGGTTTATTGCGAATACATCCTTAGGTGCAAACCCTATTACAACAAGTGCAGGTTTTTGGGGTGCAGGTACATACGTATATAACTGGATGCGTATCGGTAACATGGTACATTTTACTTTTCAGTTTATTGTTAATACACCTATTGCAATCACTTTCGTCAATTGGGATTTACCAAATGATATGCCGGCACCTGTAATTCCAACAGGCTTAAACTCAAATGCAGCATGGCTTATAAGAAATTTTGTTACTATGGTTACTAGCATAACAGGCACAACACAGACTACATTCAGTGGCGGCTTGCGTGTTAAGAATACTGTAGGACCAACATTTGATTTCTACTATTCAGGTACATCAGGTTCATATAAAACTGTAACATTTAGCGGAACATATTTTACTTCTTAATCATGATAACATCCATACTTCCTACGCCTTTAATGTATTTCAATACTACATTGACTAAATTAAAATGGGCAATGTCATATCCTGAGAATGTAGCTTTTTACCAGCTTACAACAGAAGATAACATTGTTTTAAAAGAAGGTCATTGTTTTATTGATGACGCAACAGTGCAAGCATGGGGTGCAGACGATTCAATTATTACAAATGCTATTCTTGCATTATCACCTTGGAACGTTTAATAAACCAATCTAATGGCAAGTGAGTTTGACCAAATACTAAACGAATACGCAGCAACTGTTGTTGAGCGTGCGCAATCTAATCTGCGCATCAAACGCCGCGTGCGTGGTAAGGTGGTCAATCGTGTTTCATCTGGCAATTTGCTTAATTCACTTATCTATAAAATTCGTGTACGTTATGGCAAACCAACCATTGACTTTAGTGTGAAAGGCACAGCTGGTCAATATGCGGATGTGATAGAATTCGGGCGCAAGCCTAATAGCAAAATGCCACCTGTTAGCGCGATTGAAAAGTGGATACGTATGAAGCCACTAAAGCTGCGCAACAGACAGGGCGAATTTATTAAATCAACTGAAAGCGCTATAAAAGCTGCAGCATATAACATAGCGAGAAGCATAGGCAAAAAAGGAATTGAAGGTATTAACTACTACGGAGAAGCAATAGACGATACGTGGGACGATTACAAGGATAAGCTAATGGATGCTTACATAAAAGACATTGAAAATAGATTACTCTTAAACAAAAGATAGATGGCATTAACAATCGTAGATGAACCGTATAACTGGGTAGTGCGTGGTCAAAAGATTATGCTTATTGCATCGAGCACCGAAACTGCACAGCAGGGCTTTCGTTATGGCTTAGTGATTACAATAGATGCTAAAACGTATCAGTTCTATTTGACACCTGCGCCCGATGGTAAAATGTACTTTGATATTTCGCCACTCGTTGACGATTTGCGCAACCAGCAGCACCACTTTGCAACAGATAACACAGTAGACGATTTAAGCAAGTACGCACTAAGCGCAGCCATAACCGAATGGTGGTTAGTGAATGTACCTGGTAGTGGTTTAGTGCTAACAGAGAACGAAGGCAGCGAAGTAACTACGAGTGGGCGCATTGTTATCAATGGCTACTATCAAGTCTACGATGGATACAAACCAAATCCTGAATTTGGAACTGATCGCATTAAATACGTTTTGCAGTTCAGCCATAACTACGCCATGAGTGATAGGTTGATTACAACGCATTCGTGGTATCTATCGAATACATGGAATGCAGGTAATCCAACTAACAATGGCGTGGTGTGGATACCTTCATTTGAAGATGACTACGGCACGTTGAGCATACCAGGGAATAATTCATACATGTCTCTTAACTTAATAGATAACATGCGCATTGTGATATATAAAGCAGCTGGTTCTACCACTACTGAAACTATTAATTTATCAGGTTACGATATTGAAGCTTTGCCTGTTTATCCGGGTAACTTAAATGATTGGGCTGGGCTTAGTATAAAGCCAAACGAAAATGATACACCTGGCTGGCGTTATTATGAAGTATGGTTGCGTGAAGGTAGCACACAAAGAAGTGCTAAGTACCGATTCTATAACGCTGCTCTGTATGGTCAAAAGGATTGCCAAAACGATAAGATACGTTTAGGTTGGGTGAATAGTCGCGGTGGTTGGGACTACTTCAACTTTATTAAGAAGTCCGAAATAAATGATGAGATTGATCGCAAGAAGTATCGTAAGGTTCTATTCAATAATACTACTAGCGTATTCGATAAAGAAGACAGGGGATTGTATGAGCGTAGAAACTTAGTGCAGCAAGTGCTAACAGTTACAAGTGACTATATACAGGAAGGTGAATTTTTATTGCTGCGGTCGCTATTAGTTAGCAATCAGGTGGTGTGGCTTACTACTGATTTTGGTGGTGTGAATATCGCGCTACCTGTCAACTTAGATGAATCTTCATACACTGAACGTAAGACACGCGATGGAAAGCTATACAACGTATCTTTCAAAGTAAGAATGGCTAACGAATACTGGACATAACATGAACGGAGAAGTACAACTAAGAGTAAATAATACAGTAGCAACCAACATTGCAAGTGTTAGTAATGATCCAACCTATGTTGGCATTGGTGCTTTATCTCGGTTAATTGTTACAAGCAGTACCGCAGTTGCAGCTTTAACTACAGGTGATTCACTTACTATATACAACGCTGCAGGTGATAGTGTGGTAAAAACACTTAATTCACCTCCGGTTATTGACTCGCCAGTAGCAGGTCAAACACGTTTAAATTTTACAGGAATTTGGGCAGATGACTATTCAGCTGCAGCAGGTGGTTATTTTATTCTGCAAACGGGCGGTGACTACTTCTTAGACTTATTCGAAAACGAAAGCATATCACAGAACTGGAAGTTTCAGGACTTGTCAAACTTCACAGCGCAGGGTGCATTCAGTCGTGAGTTTAGAATCCCGATGAGCGATAACAACATTAAAGCTATCGGTCCGTTATTCGATACTAACTCCGAACAGGGCGAACAGAACTACTTTTTCTACAAACTGCCTGCTGAAATTCGTGTAGATACGCTGCCGATTGCTA